TTATACTGCGCCTACAGTTGAACTATAATCTATTCTTTATTTGTCATAAAGCTGTTCATATATGTGTTTTGAAAACACATACTCCCTTCTGGGAGAGGCGAATTGTTTTGTTTTGATGCTGTTTAGCAGCATGTGTAGTGGTTCACTACAGGATGGGATGGTATTGATCATGGACTGGGATTGCAACAATTTTGTTGCATTTACATGATGCTGTTCTTCCAACTGGCTACCAGTTGTTATCTTTGATTCTGAGACCAATCCTGTGGTACACTGGCTGTACGTTAAGGATTTATTCTCAAAACTATATTTGACCCCCTGGCTACCCTGATGAGGTTGGGGCGAAACTCCTGGTGAGTCGGTAGAGAAAAACTAGGAACCTTGGTGTACTTCGAACGTACACTGCTTGTCCTTTAGCACACAGAAAACCCGGTTTACTGCACGATCCGTTAAATAAGCAGATGTCTTCTTTGGATTTGATCCAAACCCCTATACCAGGTGCGTATCCTTATGACCTAGTAGAAATTGTGGCGCCATTGCCGAAGCTACAAAGTATTGCATATCGGGCAGCTTTCTTCTTTGGATGGAGTTGCCTGGTGGTGTGCCTTGTAGTATTTGGTATGTTGAATTTTTACCTCCCTTACATAGGAGTCTTAACATATACATACCTTTTCTTCGGAGTCTATTTTAATGTATCACTTTTTGTCGTCGCACAATTTGTTTTGTACAACAGTTTTCGACTAATGGCGATATTGTGGCATACAGATGCACACACTGTTGAAAATGCTGTGTACCTTCTGTATGCACCATACTTTTCAGTATTTTATGATTTGTCTTTTGATGCAAAGGGTGGATCAGATGCGAAATTTGCATTAACAAATGGGCTTCTTGATCCCATTGCTTCACTAATTTCTTCATTCATCCGCCCTATAACATCAAGGGCTTTTAAATACATTTCAGCACGGAAATATGTTCCTAATTTGGTTATTTACCCTCCGAAAACTGAGGCTCAATTCAATGCTCGTGTATTGGACAGCCTCAAGTTGGAAGGGTTGACAGAAGACTTTCTTAGGAAAAATTTATTTCAGGACGTGGCAATATCTGCTTGGGATGATGCACTTGTGTCACAGCAACAACCATTTATACAATTGGCTTTCTTGCTTGCAAGGTGTGTCATATTGTGTAGAATTGATGTTTACACAATTGTGTACTTATCATTTTGGGCCCTCCCCTTTTCAATAATGTATGTGTTACTTGTTTTCCTTAAAATAGGAAAGGGTGCCATTATTGTTGCCTGGAGTGTCTTCCGTATGTGGTTTATTGGTGCAACATTGTCACTGTGTATGCCCATCAACATACTCATTGTCTGGATGGAAATGTACCACCGCATATTGTTCAAGTATCCTGTAATGTTTATTACACGTGTGCTCAACCCGTGGTTTTGGGTGAGAGTGTACACGTTCTTTAAAACATTTATGGTGCTTGTATTAGTCAAAATGATTTTGTGGTATCGTTATATTTCTTTACTTTTAGAACGCAATCAGCGATCCCAATCAATGATTAAGCGGCGTGCTAGCCTCCAAGCACGGTTTAATCAAACATGGTTATCTTTACAATTAGTTATTTCAGATATCTCGTTGCCTGAATTTGTCCGAAGTTTTAACACAGACTTTTCTAAAGAGAGTCTTGCTGAAACATTTGAGAAATTGGCGTCTCTTGGGTGGCCAGTTAATGTAGCTGTTTTACCAGATATTAAGTATACTGGTGATTTTGCTGACTGGTTTGTCACTAAGATTGATTTTGAACAAGGGATCCATCAACTTCAGTGTCATATTGATGCTGATTTAGAAACTTTTGAAGCTGATAACAATCTAGTATATAAAAGAACTGAGAGTTATGCTTCTTTCCAAAACGAATTGAATACTACTGCACGCTATTTCTTCCGGCCTGAATACCAATTTACTTCAATCCAGTTTGAAGATGCTTGGGATGTTTTTGGTGAGATCTTCGAAAACTCTCGTTTAACACCATTTAATCGCATCATTCAAAAATGGCAAAAGAAGTATGGACTCGCAGCATGGGCTAAGGTCAAAGGCCCTTTCGGTCGTGAACGTAAGTTATCACGCCGTGAGTTTATACAGTCTATTGGTATGTCCGAGTTTAAGAAGTTGTGGTGGCAGACATTTAAAATCTCGCCTTCACTTGTTCCTCTGAACCCGGTATCTGTCAAACGTGAGGCTTTGCCTCAAAAGAAATGGCTGTTCGATAAAGTTCGAACAGTCATTGGCAGTCCGATCACACAATATATTTCTGCTACTGTTTGGGACACTTTCCCTGCTCATAATTTTAAATGGCAAACTACACCAAGCAAGATTGGTATGCCACTTAATGGGTGGGCTATGGGAAAGGTTTTTGCTGAGCACGCTAAACGCGACATACATTATGCCGCTGATTGTAGTGCTTTTGATTCAACACTTTCAGGTCCTGTCATGGATAATATTGCTGCTCTTTTTAAGAAGGGGTATGAGAAACATAAAAACCATAACAGAATCTGTGAATTGATTGACCATAATCGTTTTCAAGTTGAAAACGGTTTATTGGCTCTAACTTCAAGCGGAAACGTTTATAATAAAGGTACTGGTGCCTCCACAGGACACTCAACGACATCGTTGACAAATACAATGGGCATGGGTACTCTTTTCTTAGCAGCTTTCCGTGAAATCACAGGGTTATCATCCAAGGAGTTTAAACATTTTAATTCTCTCTCCTTATATGGTGATGATAACATGATTTCTTGGCAACTAGATGCTCCCCCATCTTGGAACTTCAAAGCCGTACAACAAACTATGGCAAAATGGGGTGTCGACCTGCGTGAGGAGGCGACAGGAGATCTTAGTAAAATTGAATTTTTATCAAAGTTTGCTCGCAGGCCTACAGAGAAGGACATTTCAGAATTTGAAGAATTTGGTGTGGACGTGCCAGAATGGGTTGTTTACCATAATCGTGACAAATTAGTCGGTAAAATTAAAGCCCCAGTCACTAGTCGCCGGGCAACCTACGCTGCCACGCGCCTTATTTCTTATTTAGAATTATGTGCAGGGCATAGGGACATTTATGACTCTTTGGTTGCTATAATTTTGCGAAAGGTTAAACGCGCTAAGATGGAAGATCCTAAGTTTAATGTTAGGATTCCTTCTTACCAGGCGATTTTGACAAATTGGTACAATCCTTCAACTGACTTATCTTCACTTCACAATGATGATTCATTCATTGATGATGAGAAGTATAAAGATGGTTTAGTATTGTTCGGTGAGATGTCTATAATAGATCATTTCACTAATTTCCTTTCACGAGTTATAGACGTCTTCAATCCTGACGTATATAATTCTACATTTACAAATTTTGTACAACGACCTTTCAGAAAATTCTCTGAATGGCCCTTTGCCATGTTAAGCCATGCAAACTCAGCACACACAGCGCGTCATTTATCTACTTTGGTTCAAAAATCCCCATATGATTGGATTTCGAATGAAGTGGAATTGGTGACAGCTGGGGATGCCCATTTTGCAACATCCAAACTGTTAAAACATTGGGTGTATATGGCTTTGCGCAAAGAAAGGGGGAGTTATTTTTCATTATACATTGCTGCTATAGATAAAAAGTTGTGTGATCTAAAAGCCATTTTGTTTGGCTATTTAGATTTATCTATTCGGCGTGTTGATGTACCAATCTGGAATATTCTCTTAGTTGCTTTGCTAGGAGCCATTCCAGATTTGCCATTACCAGATTACACTAAATTGCCTGGTTACCAAGCAATTTGTGATTTCAGTTTTGGTGCAATTGCAGATCAGCTTTTTGCCCTTGGTTTAAACAAAATTTGGTCGCTCACGCCACCAAATTTTGTTTCGGTCATATCTGCAATTAGCACTATTGAACGGAATGTACCGATCACAATCAAAGCGTCTACTGGTACAGGTAAGACGTCTGTGATGGTAAATTTAATATCAAAGAAATTTCAGAATTTCACAAAGATAGTTGTTGTTGAACCTCGTGCTGCCATTGTTAAAGGCATTGTCCCATATATGCGTAAGCAATATGGACTTGATGCTACAATGTTGACACAGGGTGCAACCTATGACCCAAAATCACGTGTTGTGTATTGCACGCCTCTTGAAGTTTTATTACATCCTGAGTTCTTGCAACAGAGCACTTTATTTATTGTCGATGAATGTCATGTAGATGAACCCTTACATGCATTTAGCATTGATTTTCTTACGAAGCAAGATGTCTTTTTAGTGTTAACATCAGCAACTCCTAAGGAAGGAGACACACGCGTAACCGAATTGACCATTCCTCGGTTATGGTCAATTGAGGATGTTGATGCTTTAAACCTAATTCAAACATCTAATTCGTATGTTTCATTGCGCGAGTTGACACATAATGGTAATGATCATGTGTCATATTTAGAGCAATTTCATTTATATAAAGGGTTTGTATCTCATTATTTAGCTAACGCTAACCCATGGGCTAAATCTCTTATTTTTGTGAACACCATTAAAGAAGTGGAATTGCTGACAAACACTCTCAAACCAGGCCCTTCGGGACCCGTGATTGGTATGTGGTCAGGACACACAGACCTTCCTGATAGGTGGTCAATTATTGTTTCGACGTCTGTTGCTGATGTTGGTGTCACTTTACCAAACGTTGACCACGTGTTTACCACTAATTCAATGTTGGAAGTGAGGGATACATCAGGCAAAATTGGCCCTGTGTTCAGTAAAGCACCTCAATCGCTTATGACACAGCGAAAAGGGCGGACTGGGCGCACCAATAATGGGCGCTTTATATTCTTTAAAATGTTTGGTTTACCTGAAAGGTTGCCATACTCTTTTAAAGAAAAATTTTCAAATTTGATCTCATCAGGAGTAGACTTTGATTACTTGAACATTGTCTACCATGATGAAATTGTCACTCTCGTCGGGGGTGACGAACATTTCGCTAAATTTGCTCATGATCTTAGAATTGCTGAAGAAAAAGTTTTCTCTTATTCTCGAGCATTTTCTTTATCACATGGGTCAAACCCAAGTCCTTTGCAAGTTGGGGCAATTAAAGTTGGCTCAAAAGTTTTAGACTGGGTGAGTGATTTGGCACCAGCTACGGCTGACAATTATGTTGTCACTCGTGGTGGGTGGAATTTATTGTCTGATGTTTACAGTTTCATTAGTGTCGCTCTGTTGGATGATTTTAAAGGTATTCCTTTAATTCTCCATGAGAGAGAAGATGCTGCAGGGGGACCTCTGTTTGAAAATGTCCCACATGGAGCTGAAGCTGATGTTCTAGTTGGATCTGCTTTTGTACTTGCGCAGACCCAATTAGGGCATACTAAAGTTGAACAATACCAGAATGAAATTGAAGAGAAGCAAAATCTTCAAAGTCAATATGCTGGTGCTGTTGAGACTTTAAACACACAAATTGTCGAGCTTCAAAACAAGTTAGAACTTAGCTTATCCACAACTTTGGATGGCCAAGTCTGGCGTTATTTCCGCTTTTCTGTTGCTGCAGATTGGTTCGACTTATATTCAATGTCGGCTTTAATGAGAGCTTTCACAGCTTTCCTTGAAGAATATGAATATTATGGTGATCTTTTCCTTGGACTAATGCCACATGTCCATGGTCAAAATGGTTACCGTAACACTCATTTTTACGATGATGCAGCAAGGGAAGAATTAGTGGAAATACTCACTGCTTTCCGTGAGGATTGCGTTGAGAAAGAACTATCATTTGATTTAGATGATAGGCTTTTCACTAATCCAAATTTCAATGCTTTTGGTTCCTATAATCAGAATGAAAGGCCAGCTATGAATATTCAATGAATGTATCATCGCATGGGTCCAAATTCTATTTCTTTCATTTTCTTTTATCTTCATCAACCCCCTGAAGAGAGGAAGACGAAACTTTGCTGGCAAAGTCGGGGTATTTTGGTCAAATTGCTACGACGTGCTCTAGCGATATCCCCTTTGGCTTTCCCGATAGCCCCTCAATGATGACACTGTCAGAGGTTAAAATATGTGTCGCCATTTCAGTTATTTCAGTTTTATATAGACTGGCGCTGAGGAGGCTTGCTAGCCGAAACACTCTGTGAGTGTCCGCCAAATTTGATATTTGTCCTACCATTCATCACT